CCCACCCCGCAGATCGCTGACCGTACGTACCACGGCGTACACGGCGGCACGCTGCCCATCGCCCGTACGCTGCGCTGCAAGTTCCGGAACCGGAAGACGGGGAAGATCTTCTTCTTCTACTTCGTGCACATGCCCACCGATGGCACGGAGCTGCGAGCCCAGATCTGGGTGGAGGCGTGTGATGGCCTGCACGCGGTGATCGCGCGGGACAAGGAGCACTTCCCCGATGCCGCCTACGTGATCCAGGGAGACATCAACAAGAACTTCCGCCAGACCGACGAGCGCATGCTGATGGTGAAGCACATCAGCAACCCGAACAAGCTCCGCAACGCCTGGGCAGGACACACCCCCAAGAAGGGTGGCACCCACGGTCCGCTGGGCCTGATCGACAGTATCTTTACCAATGTGAAGGTGAAGAGCGCCGCCCTGCTCCCGGACGATGCCAGTTCGGATCACCGACCGTTCAAGGTCAGGCTCAAGGTCAACTAGGAGACCAGCATGTACGACACTGCTAGCGAGGCACTCGCCACCTACAAGAACTCCCTCACCGACCGGGTGGGTGAGCTGCACGACACCCTGAGTGTGTTGCGGGAGAAGACCCAGGACGCACTCGCTGAGCTGGCTGAGCTGAACACCCTGCTGGCTGCCACGCCTGAGGTGGAGATCCAGGAGCAGCCAGAGCAGGAGCAGACCCACGACTACTTCTGAGTGGCCACTGTGCCCTACCTGGGATAGCCCGAAGACGTGTTGCAGGTTACTGCCGGGTCATGAGGGCGATCACCAGTTCGCACCCCACGAGATCGCACTAGAGGAGCACTTCAACGATGAGCACCACCGAGGATAGGAACGACCCACGTCTGACCCATGGAGTGGACGAGGAGCCAGTACCCCAGGCGGAGGTCTACCTGGTGCTGAGCGAGTCCGAGAGGGCACGTGGCTTCATCCGCCCTGTCCGTGCGTCCTACATCCACGAGACCTGTGGCGCGAAGACGACCATGAGCATCGAGATTGCTGAGACCTACGCTCGTCAACCCAGTCACTACGGAGCGACCTACTGCGTGAGGTGTGGCATGCACCGTCCGGTTGGCAAGGCCGGGGAGTTCGTCTGGGAGGACGGAAGCAAGGTCGGGGTATGAAGATCATCCGAGATCCTCGCTGCCGGTTCTGCAAGCGCCGTTTCGACAAGTCGAAGCAGATCTTCCAGGACGAGGTAGACCCCAGCAGGTGTAACACTTGTGCGTGGAACTACGAACGTCTCGTCGACCGTAACGAGGACCACATGATGGTGATGAACGCGCTTGGCGTGCCCGACATACACGGAGAGCCGTACACGAGGTACCGCTCATGAAGGTCGTAGGCATCGACTTAGGCACACACAAGGTGAGCCTGGCTCTGGTGCGTGACGGTGAGCTGCTGGAGACCATGACCTGGGATTACGCGGCTGGTCATCGAGCTGATGTGCTGTGTGACCTCGCGAACCAGGCTGAGATGCAGATCCACCGGTGGCAGCCTGACCACATCTTCATGGAGGACGTGGTCGTCGGGAACAACCGGAAGTACTCCATCCAGATCGCCCAGGTGATGGGTGCTGTGCTGGCTGCTGTCGGACATGGTCAAGCGCTGCCCATCGCGGTGAACAACCGGGAGTGGAAGAAGATCACCGGGCAGAAGATGCCCCGTGACAGCGCTGGTCAGAAGGAAGTTGTGCGCGCCTGGCTGCGGGAACGGTCCGAGCACGCTTACTCTGTTGTCTGTGACAGAGACCAGGACCGCATCGACGCCGCGTGCATCGCGCTCTACGGCTACGACATCTGTCACCGCGCCTCTGGTCTCAACCTCACCTTCGACTAGCTGGCGGCAGCTCGATGAGCACATCGAAGCCTCTGGCCATCAGGTTCCTCTGCGCGACTCTGAGCGATATGTCAGCTATGAGCTGGAGGACCTGCGTCCTGGCTGGCACATGGACGCGAAGTGCCTGGGGACTGGCCACGAGAACTACTTCAACGCTGACGAGGACGACATGCCAGCCCGGATTCGACAGGTCCGGAACGCCTCGAAGCTCTGTGACACCTGCCCCGCCTACCTGGAATGCCTACGAGCAGCACTGACCAACCGAGAGGAGTACGGGATCTGGGCTGGAACGTCCGGTCGAGTACGTCGCCGGTTGTTTGCGATGATTGACGAGGGCTACGACATCGACCACGTGATAGAGGTGTATCTCGATGAGCGACGAACGCGACAAGCACGGACTCTCGCTCGTACCCGACTCCGAGATGACGGAGGGGACCATCGTGAGGTCCCGAGCGGAAGCAGCCATCGAGCTGCGGCAGGCGGGGAAGTCTAACGCCGAGATCGCCAAGCTCCTGGGGTTCAACCAGCCCAGTGATGTCCAGAAGGCGATCAACAAGCAGATGGAGCGCGAGGCAGCCCATCTGACCACTGAGGATCGCGAGAGCATCCTCTCCCTCATGCTCGGTCGCCTGGACAAGATGCACGAGGCGCTCTGGCCCTCGGCCCTCTACGGTGACCCCAAGGCTGTGGACGCGGTGCTGAAGATCATGGACCGCTACATGAAGTGGACTGGTGTAGACCAGCCCGACTCCTCGACGGGACAGAACAACGTCCTGGTCATCGCGGGAGACACAGATCGGTACGTCGAGCGACTCAAGCAGCTGGCCGATCCGCATAGCGCGACCCGCGATGATGATGAAGAGGAGGAGTGATGAAGAAGCAGGCTCCCGTGGTCCTGGAGATCGTGCGTGGTGAGGACTGGACGACCGACATCATCTGGTCAGACCAGTACGACACCGGCATGCCTATCGCGCATCCGTGCCGTATGGACATCAAGAGCCCGGAAGGCTCGACGCTGGTCTCGTTGATCACCGATCCTGACATCCCCGATGGCGACATCCCCACCATCGCGCTGAGCCCCAACATCGGGCTGATGCAGCTGCACCTGGACTCGTCTGTCACGGGGGACTTCAACCCTGGCAACTACGTGTTCGACCTCTTCGCCACCTACGACGACGGCAACGACTACATCGGTCCTCAGTACAAGCACCTGGTCTCCGGTCAGGTGCTGGTCCTCAAGAACATCACCACGCTGGGAGGCTGACGTGGGTAACGTGATTCGCCTGGTCAACGGAGGCACTCTCCAGATCCGCACCGGTGTGCTCGCTGGCGTCGGGCCTGAGGGGCCGACTGGTCCTGTGGGTCCGCCTGGACCTGATGGTGCTCAGGGGCCTGATGGTCCGCAGGGGCCGATGGGTCAGATCCTCGAAGTCTCGATGCGGGCCACGGTGGACGCTACCCAGGCGATCAGTGGCTCGACTGATACCAACCTGGTGTTCGGCGGGGTCCAGTACGACGACCCTGGTGCGCACACGTCCTCGACCTCGTTCACCACAGTTGATGCAGGTGACTGGCTTTTCACCGCCTGGCTGGACTTCGCGAACTCCGAGATCGGCACCATCTGGGTGTACTCGGATACCACCTCTGCGGTGGTGGCTCGCAACTCCTTCAACGGCACCTCTGCCCAGATCTCCCACGTCTACCGCTCCAGCGCCAACGAGGTGTTCCGGGTCAAGGTCCGCACGGCTGATGGTGCGACAGTGCAGGCCGGTGCGCTGAGCATCACGCGTACTGGCTCTGGTCCCAAGGGTGACGATGGTCCTCAGGGTCCGCCGGGCATCCAGGGTCCGCAGGGTGAACAGGGCATCCAGGGGCCTGCTGGTAACGCTGGCTCGGGCTTCGCAACGTACGCGGACCTGCTGTGATCAGCGCGTTCGGGGTCGAGCACGGGGTCTCGAAGTCCCTCAAGCCACGCCACCTGGAAGCCCTGAAGCGCGTCGCTAGTCGTGACCGTGACTTCCATCGTGCTGATGCCTACCAGAAGGACTATGCGCAGGACCGGCTGTCGCTGCATGGCATCCAGGACTACGGCAAGGACATCGCGCAGAGGATGACTGGCACGCGAGGGATGTACAAGGAGGGCACTGATCGCGCAGTCAAGTACAACGCCAAGCAGCAGGGTATCGAGCGTAAGTACAACAGCGGCAAGAGCGGTGTCGGCACCATCAAGGCTCCGCTGAAGGAGTCGATCAAGGTAGTCCGCGAGAATAATCCGATCCGTAGCGCTCGACGGCGTGGTCACCTGAAGCTGGTGTGACATGACCTATGACCAGGCTCAGTCTCCGCGCCTGGGACAGCGCACTGGCGTTGAGAATCCAGGTGTCCGGCTGGTCACCCTGGAGACGCTCCCTGAGGCTGCCTACCGAGGCCAGATCGTCTACCTGTTCGACGAGAACAAGTTCGGCGTCTACACCGGTGATGAGTGGGAACTGCCGGGAGCAGGAGACGCCGTCAACGTCTTCGTCGGTCCCACTGAGCCTGTCGCGGACACGGTGGGCGACCAGTGGATGGACACCAACACCTACACGCTCAAGGTGTGGACAGGTGTCGCCTGGATCCCCGTCTACAACAACAAGGGTGAGGAGACCAAGGCAGCGACCCTGAAGCTGGCCACTGCGGTCAGCTCACTTGTACCCGATGGGGTGAAGACAGCGGGTATCGACGTTGATGTCTACTACGTTGGGGTAGCGCCTCCCACCGCGAACAACTACGACCTGTGGGAGAACACGGCGATCAACGAGGTGTCCATGTGGATGGGCAGTGAATGGCTGGGTCTAGCCGACCCGAACATCACCAACGCCGTCCACGAGGCTGGTCTCGACCGGTTCCTGGCAGACCAGCTGATCACCATCTACTTCTCCGACACCGAGCCGACTGGGCTGGGGCCGCAGAATATAGGTGACGGGTGGGTTAACTCCGGCGTGGTCAAGTCATGGCTCGGCGCGTCGTGGGTAGATACTCAAGTCGACGGAAGTACTGGGATCAAGCCTCGCTCGATCCTGGGGATCAACATCGCTGAGCAGGCGATCACAGCAGAGATCCTCGCGGACTTCGCGGTGAACCCGCTCAAGCTGATTGATACTAGGTACAGGATCTACTGAGGGGCGCGTAATGACCGCAGACATCGTGGTGAAGGATCAGCCACTGCTGACCCGCTCCGACGTGCGAGAGATGATGCGCGAGGAGCTGAAGACGGTACTCCTCGACCCCGATTACCGTGCTGCGGTTCGTCAGGAGCACGCGGACTTCCTCGCTGACATCGAGTTCCGGGTCGCACAGGCGATGGATCACGAGCGAGCTGCCTTCGAGCTGCACGCTGCCAAGGACGCCGATGAGGTTGTCTGGACTGAGGGCAACAAGACCCACTACCGGCGCAAGATCTACGCCGAGGACCTGCACACCTCACGTCCCATGATCACCGGCTACACGATGACGGCCAACACCCCGACAGCGGGCAACATCCAGTGGTCCCAAGTGCACATCGTGTTCAACGGCACTGACTACCCGGTTGACGGTGCTGGAACCGGATCGCCTACGTCTAACACCACGTCCAGCGCGATCAAGTACGTCTGGTTCGATGCTGCGGTCTCCTCGACAGTCCTCCAGCAGTCCACCACGAAGCCATCGCTGTCGGGCAACGCCACCATGGTGTTCTACAACGACGGTGGCACGCCTCGCTCGGTGCTGGATGGCGCTGGCGGTACGGCCTGGGTGATGGGCAACAACACCGTTGGTGCTGGCGAGGTCATCAACGGCTCGCTGACCAGCTCGCAGCTGTCCACCTCAGCGGGCATCATCGGCTCTCAGCTGGCGAACTCCACCATCACGTCGACGCAGCTGGGCTCTGGCGCGATCCTCGCCGCGAACTTCTCGGCTGGCTCGGTCGACTCCACGGCACTGGCTAACAACGCCGTTCTCAACGTGCACATCAGCGCGACCGCTGGCATCACGGGCTCGAAGCTCTCTGCCTCTACGATCACCAGCACTCAGCTCTCTACCTCTGCGGTGGTGGCTGCCAACATCTCCAACGGTGCTGTCACCTCTGCCGCGCTCGGTACCTCGGCTGTGGTGGCTGGTGCGATCAGCAACGGCGCGGTCACCTCGGCTGCTCTGGGCGCTAGCGCGGTGACTTTCGGCAAGATCTCGACGAACGCGGTCACTAGCAACGAGCTGAGCAACAACGCGGTGCTGACCACGCACATCTCTGCTGGTCAGGTCACTCTGGCCAAGATGTCGACTGGTGCGGTCGACTCCACCATTCTCGCCACCAACGCGGTGCTCACCACGCACATCAGCGCGAACCAGGTGACCCTGGCGAAGATGTCCTCGGGTGCTGTGGACTCCACGGTCCTGGCCAACAACGCGGTGATGAACGTCCACATCTCCGCTACCGCTGGCATCACCGGTTCCAAGCTCTCGGCTAGCACCATTACCTCAACCCAGCTGTCCACTAGCGCTGTCATCGCTGCCAACCTGAGCAACGGTGCGGTCACCAGCGCAGCCCTGGGTACCAGTGCTGTGGTCGCTGGCGCGATCTCGAACGGTGCGGTGACCAGTGCGGCTCTCGCCGCCAACGCGGTAACCAACGCTGCTCTGTCTGCTGGTGCGGTGACTGCGGTCAAGATGGCGCTCACCCGGCACCAGATCTACTAGGAGGACACGCTGTGGTTGACGAGAAGGACACTCATTCGGGTGAAGGCTCTACTAAGGTTGAGGCCAAGCCGTTCCTCTCGCCTGACGAGAGGAAGGCACGGAGCGGGGAGAAGGTCGTCTTCCCGATGCCGCAGAACGAACAACTGGCAGCCAAGCACGCTGAGCGGGCACGTCGCATGGCTAAGCGGGACGACTACGAGGAGTAGACATGGCGCAGCCCACGCTGACTAACAACTCACCGTCAGCGGGGTACATCGCCTGGACCAGCTTCACCGTCTCCTACAGTCCAGACGGTACGGCTGCCAACAACGTCAACTACACGGTCACTGCGTCTAACACGAACAAGCGGTTCGTGATCTGGACCTACAACGCTGGGTCACCGACGATCACCACGTCGGACACCTTCCCTGGGACGTTCAACGACAAGGACGACCAGCTCCTCTTCGTCAACCGCAGCGGTGTGGGCATCTACGCCTATCGCACTGGTTATGTCCCTGGTGACCTGCTGATCGACGGCACGGTGTTCACGTCGGCCATCGCCACCGGTGCCATCGTCACCAACTCCCTGGCTGCGGACGCGGTGACCAGCACCAAGATCGCTGCTGATGCGGTGACGGCGCGGGCTATCGCTGCTGGTGCGGTGGGCGCTGAACAACTGTCGACTGGCTCGTTCAGCAAGAACGTGGTGATCAACCCGTCATTCGAGGACTGGGACACCTCCACGATCTACAACTACGTCAAGAACCCGTACGCGTCGGTGGCGACGACGGACTGGACGATGTTTAGCGGCATCGGCGGTACGGCCTCGATGACCCGCATCACCAACGGCAACCCTGACGCCACGCACGCGACGGCGATCCACTGCACCTGGTCGGTGGCCAGCACTAGCTCAGCTGGTCCGTTCGTGCGTACGACCACGCTCACGCCGGGCAACGTGTACTCGGCGGGCGCGAAGGTAAAGCCTGGTACGACGCAGAACGTCTCTCTCCAGGTGCAGTGGTACAACGCGAGCAACTCCCTGATCTCTAGCTCAACAGCGACAGCCGTTAGTTGCACTGGTGGATCGTGGACGCAACTCACGTTGACCAACATCACCGCTCCTGCGGGCACGTCGTATGCCTACGTGTACCCATACCTCAACACGTCGGTGGCTACCTCACAGGTGTACGACGTGTCGATGGCTGGTCTGATCAACGGATCCACGTACACCTACTACGACGGTGACTCGGACGGTGCGGCCTGGCAGGGCACCATCGGTGACTCGGCCACCATCGCGATGCCCTACGAGTGGGCGAAGTTCTCCTACGCCACTGGTAGCTACGTGGGGCAGAGCTTCGCGCTGGATACCACCTCGCCAGTGACCGGGACCAAGAGCCTGGGTCTCCAGGCAGGCAGTGGTGGTCTCGCTGGTGCTGTAGGTCGCTACTACCCAGTCACGCCCAACGACGACTTCTTCATGCGCGCGCGTGGTCGCTGTACCACGGTGGTCTCCAGCGGCATGGGTCTGGGCATGGTCTGGTACGACAAGACCGGCACGTACATCAGCGCGGACCTGGACCTAGCCAACACCGCCAATGCGATCCGAGACCTGGAGTACTACGGCTCCTCTCCCAGCAACGCTGCCTACGCTCGCCCGATCCTGATCTCTGGGGTCACCAGCGCACCGGTCTACTTCGACGATGTCGAGATGGGTCAGCGTGTCACCGGTGTGATGATCAAGGACGGCGCGATCCAGGCCACCAAGCTCACCCTGGGTAGCACCAGCGACAACAAGCTCCCCAACGGCAACTTCCAGGACGTGGACAGCCTGGGCACGGTGCTGGGCTGGTCGGTATCGGAGACCTACGGCACGGTCGGTATCTCGTCCTCGCGTAAGTCCGGCAACTACGCGCTGAGCCTGGCCAAGAACGCCACAGCCTCGCAGTACGTCTCTGCGATCAGCCAGCCCATCGTGGCGGCTGAGGGACGCGACTACTACGTCGGCTACGACGCGTGTGGTCTTCTCACCATGGCCTCGGGCTTCTACATGGAGATCCGCTGGCTGGACGCCTCGCAGGCATACATCTCCTCGTCGTTTATCAGCAACAACATCGCCCTGGGCAGCACGTTCGCCTTCTACGAGGGCCGCGCGACTGCGCCTACCAACACGCGCTACCTCCAGATCCGGCCTCGCAACGGCCTGGTCAGCAGCACCGCGTTGGTGGATAACATCATGGTGCGCGAGGCGATCACCGGCACCCTGGCGGTCAACGGCACGATCACTGGTATCACCGTCGTCGGTAGCACGATCAAGACATCGACCAACAGCAACCGCCTGGAGATCAAGGACGACGGGTCGGCTGGTGTCATCAACTTCTACTCAGGCTCGCCGTACCAGATCACTCAGGGCTACATCAACCCTGGCTACACCACCTCAGGCGGTAACGACTACGGGTTCATGAACCTGTACGCGCCAGTCTGTAACTCTGGTGGCGCTGCGTCCATCCAGTTGAAGTCCAGCGCGTCCGTGAGTGAAGTCCCTGGCATCTACGCGAATGGCGTGCTGTACGTCGACAGCGGAAAGATCTATGCGCGGGGCATCGAGCAGTACACCAGTGTCGGGCTTGAGGTCGATGGCATCACCAAGCTCAATGGCGGACTGTCGGCCTACGACGACATCACCATGAACTCGCCCGGCGTGCTGAACATGAACAGTCGCAACATCACGAACTGCAACGTAATCAACATGAGCGGCGCGGGCAACGTGGCCCTCAACGGCGCATCGCTGAACAACACCAGCGGCGTCATCCCGTTCAGCGTCCAGAACGGTAGCGGGAAGATCTCTGGCGGCACCAACGTCACCTGCCGGTTCGGCGCTGACCCTGGTACGGCGGGCACTAGCTCGGCCATCGTGATCTACCCGCAGCGGATCAACGCTGGCACCGATAACTCGAACATCAGTGGTACGCCGACCTCCAGCTCTGGTCTCCAGCCGTTCTGGGCCAGCACGATCAATGCGTTTGCCGCCTACAACAACGCCTCGGACGCGCGGCTGAAGACCGAGATCTCTGACATCGACGAAGACTTCGCCTGGGACACCATCGCGAACCTGCGGATGCGCAGCTTCAAGATGCCGGACACGCGGGTGGACGAGCACGACGACCCCAACCGGGTGCAGTACGGCATCATCGCCCAGGAGACTCTCGACGTGCTGCCCAGCGCGATCCTGGGGTCCGAGGACAAGATCTACAGCGCCTCCTACCAGGACATCTGGGCGATCAACGTCAAGGTCACCCAGCAGCTTCAGCAGAAGGTCGAGACCCTGGAGAACACGGTCTCAGAGCTGTGTGACCTGGTGTCCGAGTTGCAGGAGCGACTGGCTGCCCTGGAGTGAGACGATGAGCATGAAGGAGGTCTGACATGACTACGACCACACCTGCTCAGGGCTTCACGGTTCCGACCAGTGACGACGACCCGAACATCCCGGACGACATGCTGACTCTGGCTACGGCCATCGAGAAGCGGGTCTGCGGCGTCTACAACAGCGCGACTGACCGTGGGACCAAGGTCCCGAGCCCGCAGGAGGGCCAGGTGGCCTACCTCAAGGACACCAACACCTGGACCTACTACAACGGCTCGGCGTGGACTGGGATGTTCGCTGACGTGCCGACGTTCAGTTCTGGAACCTCGGTGCCGAGCAACGCGTCGGGTGCCAACGGCGACGTGTTCTTCAAGGTCTGAGCATGACGACGGGGATCTACTACAAGATCAATGGCGTCTGGACGAAGATCACCCGTCCGTACGTGAAGAAGAAGAACGCCTGGGTGCCGGTCAAGGAGACCTGGGTCAAGCGCTCGGGGACCTGGCAGCAGTGCTACGACTACGACATCGTGCCTCCTGACGCTCCGTTGCTCTCAGTTCAGCTGGTGGAGACCAAGTACGGCCAGGGCAACAAGAAGGTCGGTCGGCACCTCAAGGTAGGCGTGCGGCTGCCGGGCGACGATCACGACCCCGAGCTGCGTCTGATCCGGGTGCTGACGACCTACAAGGGCAAGGCCCCGACTACGCAGTTCGGTGGCAACTACGTTGCGAACCCCGCTGAGGAGTTCCCGCACGAGCCCTGGAGCGACTTCAAGTACACCGGTAAGGCCAGCGACCGGAACAGCTCGACCTACCAGTACAAGAAGTGGCCGCGCAACGCTGGCGACTCCAGCACGTTGCCTGCTGGCAAGCAGTACTTCGGCGCGTGGTCGCTGGATGACGACGGCAACTGGAGTGCGGCCAGCATCATCTCCATCGACATCCCCAAGGTCGGAGAAGACACCGAGAACGTGGTGGTCAAGGAGGCCCGGTTCAGCCCCAGCTCGGGCGGCACCTACAAGGGCGGCACCTTCAGCGCAGGCAACCTGGCGCAGGCCAACTCGCCGCGCTCCCACGGCTACTACTTCTACGGCACGGACATCCTGGAGGCTGTCGGCCAGCAGGGCAACGTCACGATCCGGAATGCACAGATCCGCCTGACGCGCACGAACGACAACGGCGATGCCAAGGCCAATGTGTACGCAGGTTGGGTGGACTACGGGAACTCCAGTGGCATCGCGGGTGGCGGCACGCCTACCGAGATCAGGCTGCTAGGGACGCTCGCCAAGGGTCAGTCCAAGTGGTTCGATCTGCCCGCTGCCTGGAACGGCAACTACAAGAACGGGATTCGGGGGCTTGCTTTCTGGCACCAGGATCCCCAGAAGGTGCGGGCGGGCAGCGATGACTACAGCGTTCTCCAGAGCACCTCTGGCAACCGCAACGGGGAGATCCACCTGGTCTGGGAGGAGGCCCTGTAGTGGGCTAGGAAGGGGGCTACGGTGGAGAAGTGGGATCCCACTGTCGTTGTAGCTCTCGTCAGCGTCATTGGGATCGCAATCTCGGGTGCCTTCGGTGTCCTCGTGGCAGTGATCACCAACCGCAAAGAGAAGAGCGATGCAGCTGCTCGGGCAGCTGAACGGGCCGCAGAGAAGGCCACGACGGAGATGGAAGAGGCGTTGAGGGAGCGCATCACACTCCGAGACGAGCAGATCGCACAACTGAAGCTCACCATCGTTGATCTAGAGGCAACTATCGAGCGTCTGCGTCGGAGGCAGCGTGATCTCCCATGAGCGAACACATCAGTGACCAGGACAAGCACGACATCGTCGCGAGTTCTATCCACGACTCGGTAGCCACGCGGTACCGACGCCTCTTCGTTGGCCTGACAGTGAGCGCACTGGTGTTCGCTGTCCTCGCCTTCTGTGCCATCTGGTATGGCTACGTGCAGCTGGTCCATCGTGTCGATGCTGGGGTGGATCTAGCTGTTCAGCTGCAACAGCTGTGCGATGGATCGAAGACCGATCAGCTCTCCGATGAGGGCGTCGAGGTCTGCAAACGAGCCGAACAGGTGGCCAAGGACGGCAGTCCCGGTGCGCAGGGGCCGATTGGCCCTACCGGTCCTTGTGAGGTGACACAGCAGTGAGTTCCAACACATTCCTGTACCTGGTGAATGCGTTCATGTTCAGCATCTGCTTCGGGCTGTACACGACGATGATGTTGCATCGCTGGAAGCGGATGAGAGCGCTGCACCGGGCTCAGTACCTCGTGGTGGACCTCCTGTTGATGCACTTCGTGTACGGCTACGTCGAAGCTGCGGTGTTTGACACATCGGTGCAGCCCCGACACTTCGTCACCTTGTTCTTGTCGTCGGCGTTCTTCGCGGTCCAGTTGTGGACGCTCTACGACGAGACCAAGTGAGACACTGAAGACATGGATCACGACGACTACCCGGTCTTCGAGCCCGCCGAACACCCCGACGAGTTTGAGCCGAAGGTCCCAGCTGACGGGCCTCAGGACATCCTGGAGGACGACGATGCGGACGACTGACGAGACGATGGCCTTCTTCCGTGGTGAAGCGGCCTCTGGGACCACCAAGTGGCGTGGGCTGTGTCTGATGCTTCAGCGCATTGCTCGGGACATCGGTCCGATGTTCCCCAGCGCTATCTCCTCCGCGCACGCCACGCCTGAGGAGTTCCGGGTTTATGACCTGGGCGACGTGAAGCGCGGCATGGTGGCCTACTTCGATGACCCCAACGACTCCAACCCCTACGGCCACATCGTCGGTGTGGCTGGTCGGAACAAGGATGGCGAGCTGCTGACCTGGACCAACGACGCCGCTGGTCCGGGGAAGGTCTCGCTGGTACGCGCGAGCTTCTTCCCGAACTACTGGGGAGACCACTTCCTGTTCGCTGCCACCTGGCTCAACGGTGTCCCGCTGGACATGAAGCAGCCGGTCAAGCAGCCGAAGCTCGGCGTGCGGATCAAGCACGCCATCGCGGACCTGGACAAGGCCATCGCGTACCACAAGCAGCATGACCACCCGGTACTGGTAAAGGCCCTGAAGCGCGACCGGGCAGTGCTTCAGGAGACCCTGAAGAAGTACGGAGGCTAGTCATGGACAAGTGGGGAAGTGCTTACTGGAGCGATGTACTCGAACGAGTACTGTCCACGCTCATCTACGGCGTCATCACGCTGATCACGACGGTGAACGTCACCAGTCTGACCTGGGAGCAGGCATGGCCCGTGGTGGTCCTGCCTACGGTGCTCTCCTTCCTGAAGGCGATCCTGTCGAACCTGCCGGACACGTCACTGCCGACTGCGTCCCTGACCAGGGTGTCGTCGCAGAAGACCGCGAAGACGGGCGGTGGAGACCAGCGTGGGGTCTTCGAGGCGAACACCGTTTGGGTCATTCTGGGCATCGTGGGCATCGTGCTGATCGTCCTGGTGCTCGTCGGCAGGCTCTAGACTCAAGTTATGACGATGAAGGGAGGGGTCTTACGCAGGCCCCTCCTTTCGCTTACATAGGAGTGACATGAACCCGGTAACAGTCGTTGGACGCTTCATCACCCCGCAGAACGTCACCGTGGATGGTGACATCAAGTTCATCCCGTCACGGGTCTGGTTCGACCACGATGGTGAGACCTACCCCTCGCTGGCACCCGAGGTGAAGCTGGTGAACGGGGAGTTCTCCGTCCAGCTCACGCCCACCGACACCACGGAGTTCCCGTGGAGGTACACAGTGGTCTGCCCGGTAGGCAGCTGGAGCATCCAGATCCCCACCACCGACGAGATCCTGCTCCTGAAGGACCTGCTCCCCAAGAAGTTTGCGTAGACACTGTACGCACACTAGAAGTAGCCCCAGAAAGGACCACTCATGGCTACCTACTCTGTCCAGAGCCCGAGCATCACTGGTACGACCCCCACCTTTTCGGCGGTGTCGTCTTCGGACAAGGTGCACTACGTCGGTGAGCGCAGCTTCCTGATCGTCAAGAACGGCGGTGGCTCTTCGGTCAACGTCACGGTGGTTGTTCCTGGTTCGACGTACGGCCAGGCGAATCCGGATGTAGTCGTCGCCGTGCCCGCTGGCGCGGAACGGTGGATCGGTACCTTCCGACGCGATATGGCTGACGCCAATGGCGACATCGCCACCAACTTCTCTGCCACTTCGTCTGTCACGGCGGCACTGGTCCAGATCTGATGACGGTCCGGCTAGATCGCGGACCCCGTACGGACGAGGAGCTGTGGTGGCTCACTCAGGCTCTGTGGGGGCACCGCATCCCCCGCACGAAGGTGTGTCCTGACCACGACGCGCCCTTCGACGCCTTCTCCACGGCGTACTTCAACCGCGAGCCCCAGATCCTGATCCGTGGGTCTCGCGGTCTGGCTGGCAAGAGCCGCCTGATTGCACTCCTGGGGCTTACCTACGCGGCAGTCCGAGGGTCGGACGTGAACATCCTGGGTGGTTCGCTGAACCAGTCGAACAACATCCACCAGACCATCCGGGACGCACTGGAGTACAAGAACGCACCGACCTACCTGATCAAGGACCAGAGCCAGACGATGATCCGGCTCTACAACGGTGCCAAGATCCAGCCGCTCACCGCGTCACAGAAGACCGTCCGTGGCCCGCACCCGCCGTTCCTGCTCCTGGACGAGATCGACGAGATGGACCCGGAGATCCTGGAGTCGGCCAAGGGTCAGCCGATGCCCCAGAGCAACTACCTGGGCGAGATCGTCCCTGCTCAGACGGTCATGGCGAGCACCCTCCAGTACGCCGACAAGGCGATGGCACAGGAGATGAAGCGGTTCGAGGAGGAGAACCTCCCGATCTACAACTGGTGCCACATGGAGTCGTCCAACCCCATCGACGGCTGGTTGGACCCGGACTTCATCGCGCAGAAGAAGCGTGAGGTCTCCGCAGAGCGCTGGCGAGTCGAGTACGAGCTGGGTGAGCCTTCGATTGGCAACCGCGCCATCGACTCGGATGCGGTGGAGCGGGCCTTCTCGATCACCGACTACAAGCAGCACCCGGACTACGCGGAGAAGGTCGCCAAGGACTACGAGGAGTACTGCTTCGAGAAGCCTCGGCAGGACCGCGAGTACGTGATCGCGGCTGACTGGGCCAAGGCGCAGGACTTCACGGTGATCTCGGTTGTGGACGTGACCCACTTCCCGGTGAGGCCGGTCTACTGGGTTCGGATGCGTCGTCGGCCCTACCCTGTGATGGTGAAGGCGTACAACGACCTGATGCAGAAGTACCACGCGGAGGGCATCCACGACGCCACTGGTCTGGGTGGTGTGGTCCAGGACTACCTGGACGACCGGGCGCGAGGCTTCCTGATGACGGGCGCTCAGCGTGACAACATGCTCTCTGAGTGGGTCTCGGCGGTGGAGAACGACCGGCTGGTCGCTCCTCGGGTGAACTCCTTCTACAAGGCCCACCTGTACTGCTCGACTGAGGACATGTTCTCTCGGGGCAAGGAGTTCCACCTCCCGGACGAGGTGTGCTCTATGGCGCTGATGTGGCACCTGGTGTCGCGGCGGGCGCTGCCGGTCAGCCCGCTGGTGCTGCCGAACACGCTGGAGCCGAACTGGATGGACAAGGAGATGTCCGAGAACCACGCTTCAGAGCGTCAGGGGTCCTGGATGGCCGGGGAGGTTGTGAACAAGTCCGAGCAGGCTGCTCGTGAGTTCAACCTGATGGTCTGACAAGTAGGAGACACTGGAGATATGCCGAACTATCCATCAGGGATGCCCTCGGGTACCAACATCTGGGAGGACGACGCTCCGGACGCGGACGTGCCGAAGCGTTACAGCCCCACGATGGAGCTTGGTGTCACCGGCATCAAGCGCACTGGTGGCTACATCGACGAGGAGTTCCTCCCCGCTCTGCGTGGCCGCAAGGCCGTACGTGTGTTTCGGGAGATGTCTCAGAACGACTCCATGGTCGGCGCGCTCCTGTTCGCCATCGAGAAGCTGATCCGCGAGGTCGAGTGGAAGGTCGTCCCGGCTGACCAGGCTGACGAGAACGTGCAGGCAGCCGACTTCCTGGAGTCCTGCCGCGACGACATGAGCCACTCGTGGGATGACTTCATCGGTGAGGTGCTCACCATGATCACCTATGGCTGGAGCTGGCACGAGATCGTCTACAAGCGTCGGATGGGTCCGTGGCAGCGTGACCCGCGTCGGCGCTCCAAGTTCGATGACGGGCTGATCGGGTGGAGGAAGATGCCCATCCGAGCCCAGGAAACGCTCATGCGGTGGGGCTTCGACGACCACGGCGGGATCAAGATGATGATCCAGATGGCTCCGCCGACCTACCAGGCGGTGGCACCGCTGTATCGTGACTGG